TGTCGCTCGTCAGCGCGAGGGTGCCCTCATTGGCCTGGGTCGCCGAGTCGCTCGGGCTACGCGGATGCGCAGTGGAGAGCAGGCCGACACCGTCAGAGCCCGTGACCGAGAACCCCTCGGCGTCGGTGCCCGTGTCGGTGAACCCGTTGATGAACACCGACGCCGCGGACTTCTCGCGTGCCAGTGCCGCGGAGCGACCGAGCGCACGCGCATCCTGCGTGATGGACTTCGGGATCGGGGCACCCGGGTACAGGTTGTCGTCCATGAGCTTGCGACGGGCACTCATGCCCTTCGCGAACTCGCGGTGCTCCAGCCGCGTCTTGTAGCCGATCGACGGCGCGTCGTAGGACACGCGGCCCGTCGCCTCGAACTGGTTCCAGCCCTGCGAACTCAGATCGTTGACGCCCTGGTACTCCTCGTACGCGCGCTGCGACGTGTCGACGGGGAAGATCTGCGTGCGCTTGAACAGTTCCTCGCGGTTGCGCAGCTCGGTCGAGAAGACGTTGCGCAGGCCGGGGGTGAGAAGCGCGGCCCAGTTCTCTGAGATCATTGGTGCAGGCATCTACATCGCCTCCTTACTGGGCCTTGTTGTCGTGGTGCTTGCCCACGTTGAACTTGACGAGCGTCTCCTCCGTCGCACCGGACGGTGCGACGACGACGAACTCCTTGTTGGATGACGCGGCGACCGTCTGCGCGCCGGTGGCGCCGGCGAGGTCGAGCGTCGCGCCCATCTGACGGGCGTTGGCGTCGGTGATGCCGTAGACGGCATCGGCGTCGCGGATGAACCGGATGTCGGTCGTCGAGTCGACGGCGGCGCCGGTCGGTCCGAGCAGGACGCCGAGGAAGTTCGTGTCGGCGGTCGCGCCGAGATCGACTTCCCCGGACTCGAGGTTGAGCATGTCGCCCTCGGTCAGCGTCTCGGTGTCCTTGCTCTTGAGCACCTGCACCGTCGGGGGATCACCGCACAGGCGGTAGCGGAACTTGAAACCAGCCACAGGCCGGCCCTCCTTGTGTTTGCGGGAGCGGCCCGATGGCCCTCCGGTTGGTTACGTCTTGACTGGCGCAGGCGGCTGATAGGACGGGCTCTTAGCCGCCTGGTACTGCTCTGGGGTCATCCCGAAGGACTTCGCCATCGCGAGCTCGTCGGCGTCCAGTGGCGGGGCGTCCTCGTGCTCGTTGCCCCCGCCGTTGACGTTGCCGGGCGGGGCGGGCTTGGAGCCCTTGAACATGTCCTCGCCGTACTCCGTCTTGGCGGCCGTGATCGCCGCGTCGAGGTTCTTCGGCTCGTCGGAATCGTCGAACTCGACGCCGTCCAGCAGCCTGACGGCGGCCTTCGGGTGAGCGACACCTGACGCGGAGAGCGCCGTCAGGAGGTTCGCCTTGCGCAGCTTGTCGGTGGCCGCTGAGACCTTCGCCTCGGCGTCCGTTGCGCGCTTCTCGAGCTTCTCGACATCCGACAGCTTCTCGGCCTCCAGGGCGTCGAGCTTGGCCTGCGCATCGCGCGCCGCCTTCTCCCGCGTCGCCGAGTGCTGCCTCTGCGTCCGTCTTGGCCTTCGCGGCGTCGGCGGCTTCCTGCGCCGCCTTGTCGGCAGCGTCCTTCTCCGCCTGGGCGGCTTCTTCTTCGGGGGTCGGCATCGCGCCTTCTCCTCATGCGGCCGGTGGCATCGCGCCACCCGGCGGTTGGCAAGATCTAGTGCGTCAGCGCGTCAGCGTGGCCGGATCGGGCGGCGGCGGAAGCGCGACGGGCAACTCGAGCTTGCGCAGCGCGGCCTCGTCCTCCGGGTCAAGCCCGAAGCGCCGCATCAACGTCGCGTCGCTCACGCCGATGTCCTTCAGGAACACGGCGACCTGCGCTTCGGCGAGCTCGTTGCGCGTCTCCGGGCTGTCCCACATCGCCGTGATGTCCTCGGTCGCGTCGTACTCGGGGACATCGTCGCCACCGAACAGTGACGCGAGACGCCATGACAACGCCGCGCCGGCCTCCCACGAATGCTCGAGCGTCGAGCACTGATCCTTGACGTAGGACGTCTGACCGGACTCGGCTGTCTTCAGTGCCTCACCGGACGGCGGGTTGCCCTTGATGATGTCGAACAGCGGCGTGTCGGTTTTCAGGCTGAAGCGCCGCAGGGTCGCGTCGATCGCGTCGAGCATCGGCTTGGGGTCGGTCGCTGGGATGAACCCGACCTTCGCTTCGGCGGACGAGATCTTCAGAATGTCGCCGACCGCCCACGAGATCTCCTCGGTATCCGTCAGGCCCGTGATCCACGGCCACTGCCACCCCTGCGTGTCCATCACCTGAAACAGGTCGAGCACCTGCTTGTTGACCTGGTTCTGGTACGGGATCATGCCCCGCACACGCGAGCGCCCGTACGTGCGGCCCTTCGGCCGCTCCCGGAAATGGATGACGTTGATACCGAGCGCGTCGTCGGCCTCACCCTCAGTGGGGAGGGCCCCGGATTCGGTCCACGGCATCGGCCACGCCTCGCCAGGCGCGTCGCGCCACGCCTCCCAGCTCTCCCCTTCACTGTCGACGCTGAACCACGTCTCGACGCGATCGGGTCGGTAGATGTTCATCCGCCAGACCAGCGCACCGCGGGGGTTCTGCGGACCGCGCTTGCTCGTCGACCACTTCTTGACGACGTACAGCAGGCAGCCGTCATCGTCGTACACCGGTTTCATGAGATGCGGCCGGTTCCACGTCCACCGCGGCCTCGCCAGCTTGGCGTCCCACGTCACGATCACGAACCCGTCGCCGAGCATCGGCGTCATGGTGTGGACGATGCCCTGCAGCTCGTCCATCTTGCCCCACAGCTTCTGCGTCAGCCAGGTCGAGGCATCCTCGTTGTCCTCGACCTGAAAGCCGGAGACGTGGAAGCGGCGGGCGGCCTTGTCGATCGCGGTCTCGATGAGGTTCTCGGCGAAGCGGACACCGCCGGCCTCGAGGTACTCACGGGCTCGCGCCAGGGGCCGGCTGCGCTGCTCGCCGTTGTAGAAGTCCTCGTACAGCCGGTAGTCGCGCAGCCGCTCGTCGCCGAGGTCGGCGCACGCCCTCAGGAAGTCCTGTTGGTCGTCTGTGGGGGTGGCGCGGCGGGACAACAGCGGGATCGCCATGCGCGCCTCCTAACGAGTCCGGGTTGTCTTGTCGATGAACCGCTCGCCGACGAGCACGAGGTTGCCGCGCGTCGACACAGCGGCACCGGCGGGCGCGAGCCGAGATTGCGTGCGAGCGCCACCACCGCGGTGCGCGAGCCAGTTGAGCGCCTGGGTCATCGCGTCGACCTGATCGTCATGTGACCCGTTCGGAAACGCGGCGTGCTCGTCGATGAAGTCCTCGACCGAGGAAGCGGTGAACCCCAGCGGGCAGGGGATGAAGTCGGCTTGCGGGAGGTACACGTTGCCGCCCTCGACGAACGGCTCGACCGCGGCCGCACGAACCTCCTTGCCGCCTTCCGGCTCGATCGGGATCAGCCCGCCGATCTTGCTCTTCAACGTGTCGATGACGGCGGCACCGTTCGCCTTGCGCTCCACGAGCTTTGCGGTCGCCTGCGGCATGAACGCGTGCAGCGCCTCGACCGCCTTCACCGACTCGGTGAACGACAACCGGCCACGGATCTGCGCCAGCAGATAGCGGTCAGCGCCGTCACAGCCCCACACCTGACCGACGACGAACGAGCTCGCGGCCTTCTGCGAATCGCTGAAGCGCATGTCCCACGACGCGACGACCCTGCTCCACCGGGGCGGCAGACTCGTCCAACGCCGCCACCACTCCCGCTTGAACATGCCGCCCTCGGCCGGCGAGGGTCGCTGCTGCATCTGACCGGCGTACCCATAGGACCCCAGCCCGGAAGGTCCGCGGAGATCGTCGAGCACCTCCGGCGACAAGCGCACGGGCTCGAGCAGCTCCCCTTCGGTCGTCCTACGATCGCCGGCGAGAACACGACCCGAAGCCAGCTCCCTGGACGCCGGGTACACGAACGGATGGGACGGCTCATACTCGGCGGGCAAACACAGGTGATGCCAGCCGCCGCCCTGCAGCAGATGGCCCGTCAGATCGTCCTCGTGCAGGCGCTGCATCACGAGCACGCCGCCCGCCCGGGAGTTGTTGAAGCGGGTCGTCATCGTCTCCGACCACCACGTATTCACCGACGCGCGCTCGAGGTCCGATCGCGCCTGCTTCGGGTTCAGCGGATCGTCGACGACGATCCGGTCGCCACCCTCACCCGTCGCCATACCACCGACCGACGTCGCGAGCCTGAACCCCGTAGCCGTCGTGTCATAACGCAGCTTCGCGTTCTGATCCCCCGTCAACCCCCACGGCTCGTCCGACAACAGCCGCAGGACGCCCTGATAGCCGAGACGCTGGAACAACGTTCCCTCGTCAGCGCCGCCCTTGGACTGGATCAGACGCCGGCACGACAGCGAATCACGTGTCGAAAGGCTCTCCGCGTAGGACGCGAACAACCACCGCAGATGCGGGCTCGTCAGCCACTCCCACGCCGGCCAGCACACCGCCGTCGTGATGCTCTTCATCGACCTGGGCGGCACATTGACGATGAGACGACGGATCTCTCCCGAGCTCACAGCCTCCAAGTGCTCGCACACCACATCGATGTGCCAGCCGTGCACGAACTCCGTTGCGGGCTCAAGGATCGGCCACGCCTCGCGGATGAACCGCGACAGCGAACGACGACAACGCTCCGCCGCCAGCTCGTCAAGGGAAGGAATCTGCGTCAACAACAGCGGCCCCTCCCTCGTTGTTTACGTCACGACGCGCGCCTCCTTGCGGGCAACGCCGGAAGATCAGCAGACCTGCGGGCCCGCGGCCGCTTATACCCCGCGGCCGTCTGCACCGACGACACCGACCACGCCTTTCCGCCCCGGACCGTGGGCACCCCGTCAGCGTTCAACGCATCAGCGACCGCACGCAGACTCGCACCCGCCGCGCGCAGCTCGCGGATCCGCGACGCCACCGGCGCGGACACCGAAGGACGCCCCGCGGGTCGCCCCTGTGCCCGCAACGCCCGCAGCGCGGCCGACGTGCGCTCCGAACCCGCCTCCGCCTCCCACTGCGCCACTGACGCCAGCACGTTCGCCACAAGTCGCCCCGCGGCCGTCGTCGTATCGACGCCGAGGTCCAGGGCGACGAGGCTGCCGCCGGCCCGCTCGAGCCACGCGAGGATGTGACCGAAGTCCACGACCGACCGCGAAAGACGGTCGAGCTTGGCGACCATCAGCGAATCGGCCCGAC